GGCGACACGTCGAAAATCGGCTTTGTCTGCACGGAAAACCGGCGCGGCCGTCTGTTCGCCCGCGTGTTGCAGGATGCGGACGGCAACGTGAAGAAATTTTACATTCACGACCTGTATGCGCCGTTCAGCCCGCAGCGCTACATTGACGTAATCGAAGGCGCCGCAAAGGCTGGTTTCGAAGTGCTGATTATCGACAGCGTTTCGCACGAATGGGAAGGCACTGGCGGCTGCGAAGAAATCGCGAACCCGCCCGGCTCGACGCTGAAAATACCGAAGTGGAACGACGCGAAGGCCGAACACAAGCGGTTTGTTAATGCCATGCTGTCGTCGCCTATGCACATCATTGCATGCATGCGGGCGCGCGAGAAAACCAAGCTGGTAAAGAACAACGGCAAGACGGAATATGAACCGCAGGGCATCCAGCCTATCTGCGAAAAGAGCTTCCCGTTCGAACTCACCGTGTCAATCATGATGTACGACGGCGGCAAGCAGCGCGAAGTGCTGAAAAGCCACCCGGACCTGGAAGAAATCGTGGGCACGGTCGGCTGGCACGAAGGCTTCCTGGGCTATGAACACGGCCTGCGCATCCGTCAATGGGTCGATGGCGGCACCCAGGTGGACGAAGAAAAGCAGCGCGCTATCGACTCGCTGCGCCTCGTCGCGGAAAAGGGCACGGCGGAACTGGTGGCAGCGTGGAAGGCGCTGCCCGCCGCGATGCGTAAGCGCATCAGCAAAGATAGCTTGTGCCCGGCCGATCTGAAAGACCAGGCCGCAGCCTTCGACAAGCAGCGCACCGAAGCGCAGGCGGGCGGCACTGAACTGGCGGGCGTGAATGCGGCGCTGGACGGGGCAGCAGCATGACAGCCACAACCACCCTTTCGGTTTCCGTGGGCGACACGGTACACGTGACCATGGCGGGCTGCGACGGCCGCGTGGTGCGGTTCGAAGACGGCGGCATGGTGGTGGTTCAGCTTGCCAGCAAAATCCCTGGCGCACACGACCATTTCAAGCTGGGCGCACTCGAATTGATCCCGCCCCAGCCTCGCAGCGAATCTGGCGTGGTGCTGGACGCGGCGGGCTATGAATCGCTGGCCCGCGTGCTGGCCCGCGCCTATCAGCAGGCCGCGCACGGCAAGGGCGCGGAACGCCACGCGCAGGATGGCGAACCGTTCGACGCGCAGGTGATGCAGGATATGGCTCGGCGTTTCGGCGTCGGATCGCTGCTTGGCCAGGCGTTCAAGAAATCCGAAGAATCCCAGCGCCTGCCACAAGGTGCGGCCATCCGCGAACTGCTGGGCGCCATCAATTACCTGGCTGGCGCGGTTATCGCGATGGAACGGGCGCCCGCTTAACCATGGCTGAAGTGTTCTCCGACGTACTGGACCAAGCCCAGCACAGAATCGAATTAGACCTGGCGCAATCGCTCCAGGTCCAACGGGCACGCGCGGATGCAGCGCCGCGCGTTGTCGCTGAAGGCTGCTGCAAAAACCCACGGTGCGCCGAACCGTTCGAAGGCGACGAATTAAGGCTGTTTTGCGGCCCTGATTGCGCTAGAGAATTTGAAAGGTATCACCGATAATCATCCGCGCGAAATGCTTATTTAATTCGCGCCGACCAAGCAATAAGGAACCACAAGACATGGAAGACCAGCAAAAGCTTATCGCGGGCCAGCGCGCCCTTGACGAGTCCGCTATCGACTTGATGAACCGCATCAAGGCGCACGGGGAAGACACGAAAAAACTGGTTGAGGAAGTGCAGCGGCGTACTGCACAGCAGTTCAACCAGGCCAAAGGCGACGAAGACTTGCAAGCTGTCGCCGTCGAAGCAATGGGCTGGGAAGAGGAAGGCGCCCGCAGCCTGCGCCTGGGTTTCATGATGCTTACGCGCGCCGTGGCGCAGCCGTCCACCTTCGCGTAAGATTTCGTTTCTTCATACATTTCGGAAAGCGACTTTCAAACATGGCATTTCACAGAAACCAGGTTGAACTTATCGGCAACGTCGGCGCGGACCCTGAAGTAAGGTATCTGCCCAACGGCAATGCCGTGGCTAATATCCGCCTGGCTACCACGGAAAAATGGAAGGACAAGGAAAGCGGCGAAATGAAGGAAGCGACCGAATGGCATCGCATCAGCGTGTTCGGACGCCTCGCAGAAATCGCCAATGAGTACGTAAAGAAAGGCAGCCACATTTTCGTCGTCGGCAAAATCAAGACGCGAAAGTATCAGGCGCAGGACGGCACAGACCGTTACAGCACAGAAATCCAGGTGTCGGAACTTGGCCTACTCGGCAGCCCGCGCAATGGCGACGGATCGCAGGGTGGCGAAACACGACAACCGCGCACGACCACGGCAGCGCGCCCGGCAGCACAACCGGCTGGCGGCGGCTTCGATGAAATGGACGACGATATACCTTTTTAGCGTAGTCGCGGACAAAAAGCATAACTGAAAGACATAAGCCCGTGGCGCCATCCACGGGCTTTTTTCTGCCTGTTGCATTTACAAAAGGAAACGCATAGAATCCGTTTTTCGTTTAAACGAATAACCAAAAGAAAGGGTCTTCAGCATGAACCGCGAAACATGGCTCAACGAAATGGCGAACCTCATGGCGCCGCGCTTTGAAGAAATGGGCTTCCCGCTGCCGCCGTTCTATGTGTCCGTGGGCTTCCCGTCCAGCGGCAAAGACGGCAGCGCAGCAGCAGAGTGCTGGCATTCCAGCGCCAGCGCCGACAAGCGTTTTCAAATCCATATCCGCCCGGACGAAGCGGATTCGATGGTGATTGCGTGCCACCTTGCGCACGAACTGACGCATGCGGCCGTGGGCTTCGAATGCGGCCACCAGGGCGTGTTTGCCCGCACGGCGCTGGCGCTTGGCATGAACCGCCCGCTTACGGCCACCACGCCGGGCGACGCGTTCAAGGCATGGGCACAGCCGTTTATCGACAAGCTAGGCACGATCCCGCACGCCAGCCTGCGCTGGACCAATGCGCGCGGCAAGCAACGTGGCGAAGGCGGCGAAGGTTCTGGCCTGGATGGCGAAGGGGAAGGCGAAATTTCCACCGGTCCCAAAAAGCAATCAGCCAGGCTTCTGAAGGCGTGCTGCGCGGAATGCGGCTACACGGTTCGAATCACCAAAAAGTGGCTGGAAGTCGGCCGCCCGCCCTGCCCGCTGCACGGTGCAATGGACGTGGAAGGCGCGGAAGACTGAAACGAAGCGCAGGCGGGCGGCCTGCGTTCATCTGGATAAATACGGCGCATCATGTGCAGTGCGCCGCGCCATGGCTGGCGGTGGTTCGTTCCTCTGGATTATTCGGCGCTGTCCGACTCGGCGCCGTTCATCGCGGCTTCCACGTCGGCGTCGCTGTTGGGCTTCTCGCACGAAACCACGCACCGATAGGCGTCCTTGCTCATTTCGTGTTGAACGCGCTTCACCAACCATTCACCGTCCGTTTCGTCGCCAAACTCCGACACGTCCAGAATGGATTCGGCCGTTAGCTTCGGCTCGCCCGGTATGTTCACTTCGAAGTTAAAGCCGCCCCGCGCACGCCGCGCCAGTTCGGCTTTCGCGGCAGCCAGTGCCATTGCTGGCGTGGCGAAATACTGCTTTAGCCGCTTTACCGGCTCGCCGGTCCCGGCCGTCACTTCATGGCGCTTCGCGGCTCGCGTCGCGTGGTAGTACGCCACGACGGTGCCAGCGGATTCGCGCGTGGATTCTTCCCAATGGAACGCGCTGCAATTGCTGGCCCTTACCGCGACCCTGGGCAGCGCCGTGCCGCTTACGGTGGTGGCGTCGCCGCGCTTCGTGAAAATCAGCTTCCCGCCCGCTGGCTTTGCAATCGCGTCGTATTTCTTCGCCAGGCGCAGCAGCAGGTTCATATCCGATTCTTCGGATTGGTTGATGTGCGGCAGCACCACACTGGAAAGCGCGGGCGACACTAGCGCGGTCATGCCATGCTCTTTCGCCATCTTTGCGACCATCGCGCCAATGGTCGTTCCCAGCTTCCACGAACGCGATTTGTGGGACTGAAAATCGACTTTCCCTTTCGGCGTTTGATCCCACGGCGCCGCGTGCGCCAGGATAGTAAGCTGGCGCGGCCAGCCGGTACGCTTCACGCCATCGCAGACAAAAATCCCCTTGTCGGTCATTACGCCGTCGTACCCCAGCGCCAGCGATATTTCCGCGCCGGTCGGTGGCTTTTTGATGCGCTTCGCGTCCACGTGGTCGGCCAGCACGATTTCCAGCTTGTCGGAGTTGTCGCCCGTTTCATCCGTCAGCGACAGCGACACGAACCGTTCAACGATGATTGCCGTTATGTCGGTATCGTTCGCCTTGATGGAAAACGCGGGCGCCAGATTCATGTCCATAGCGAAACCTCGCCCGTGGCCGCCGCTTCCGTCTTTACGTCGATCACGGGCAGCGCCACCAGCGTGCCAACGGGCAGCACCGGGCCAAGGTCAGCCAGGCCGTAATTAGCCGCCAGCACGGCCGCCAGAATCGACGGCGTTACAGAGCCGTACTGTTTCCAGGCGATAAAATCCAGCGTGTCGCCATCACGCGCGATGTATTGCGCCGTCATGTGATTTTCTTTATCAGGCTATTGGCGGCGCTTTGCGTCGTCGCCAGCAGGGTGGAAACGGACGTGGTGGCCTTCCCGGCTGTCGCCAGTGCGGTTGTGGCCGCAGCGGGCAGCGTGCCTGCCACGGCGCTGATATTGTCGATTACTCGCCCCGCCGAAGCGGCATGAATGCCCAGCGCGTCGATTTTGTCCAATATCGTTTTGGCGCCGCTCAATGCGCCGCCGATGGTGCCAATGCTCTGCACCTGCTGCGCGACGTCCTGGGCGGTGTTCCGAAGGTCTTTAACCACGTCCATGCCACGGTTCAGCGCGCCAATAGCGCTGTTCGCTTCTGTCAGCACGGGCGCGACGGCGGTTTGTACCTGCTGGGCTGCGCTTTTTAGGCTGCCCAGCGTGCTGGCGGCCGTGCTTTGCACCGTCTTTACCATGCCCGAAAAACCGGACAGCGCGGTGGCCGTGGTGCTGCTTGTCGCGCTGGTCGCGACGGCCGCCACGCTGCTGGCGCTGCCCAGGATGCTGCTGCCGTCGTCGGCCGCTTCGCCGTCGTCATAGATCGACAGCCGCAGCGTGAATTCCACCTTGCGCGGGCTGCCGTCCGTCTTGTGGCTGCTTTGCTTTTCGTCCAGCCGCTCGATAACCCAG